TTTGCGTTACTTGTGTTGGTTCGGTTGCCATTTATTGGCTCCTTATGCGGGAAGATGTTTATCAGAACGGCTGTTCTTAGCCACTCGACCTTTGCCGACTGTGCCTCGGCGTGCTGCTTGGACTCTGTCCATCATTGCGTACAGCTTGCGTGCACCAGCTTCAGTCGAGCCGTTACCCAACTCAGACACGATGCGTGCAGGTACTACAAATTCACCGTCGGCTAAACGTGCAGGGCGTTTGTTACCAATTGTTGCGGGGATAGAATCAGATACGCCATCACCGGGGCCACGCAATAACCTGCCACCGTCAGAGTAACCGCCAAGGTCAAACTGCTGAGACATACCGCCGCGAGCCATAGCCATATTCATTAAACCACCACCAGCTTTTGCGACTGGTGGCGTATAGCCCGATTTAAATTTAGCTGCATGTGATTTGTTAGGTTTACCGTATTTTAAGTAATGGTCGTAACCAGAAGTAAATCCATACTTACCTGCGGCCTTACCTGAAGTTAGTTCGGCTTTAACATCAGGGTACGCAGCTAAATACGCATCTTCATCAAAATATTCTTTCTCGTCCGCCAATGTTTTTTCGTCTACTTTTGTCTGGTCAATTTTGCCGCTCTAACTCCAAAGCAGCAAGAAGACGCAATACGTGGGGCTTTGGACGTAGAAAAAATGAACGAAGCCGACGTCATTAAAGCAACCGGTATGACCATTGCACAGCTAGTTCAAGCTAAACGTGCAGATGGCTCAATCATTGTTCCCGGTAATTTAGATGAAGTTCCTGTTGGTTCACTGCCCGGCGGTGTAAGTGGCGCAGGTAATACTGTGGTCAACGCTAACGGCACAATCACAACCACTCCAGATATTCCCGGGCGTCCAGACGATGGCTTTGCGGGTATGTCGGACGTGCGCAAAGCGTACACAGACGGCGGCGGCAGCTTGGGCTACATCCCTTACGCGCCCAAGACTATTGAAGAGTTCAACACTAAATACGTTAATCCGTTAAAAGGTGGCACCAAGCAGTCTTACGATTACTTGACGGGTAAAGCGGAGTACGACCCTATACCTTACACAAAGGATGGGCAGATTGCTAAGTCTTATGCCGAGTCGGTTATGAAACTGCCAAGGGCATCTTCTAGCAAGATGTATATCTTTAAGAACGGTAAGTTTGAACCCAATCCCGAGTACGCTATTCCAACATACGACAAAGATGGTAAGAAGTCTTCTAACTTGACCAATGCCGACGTAAAAGCGTACATGGATAAAAAGCCATCTGCTAGTGACTTCTACACTTGGGCAACTACAAACAACCTGTCACCTGAGCAGATTGCGCTTGCGTCAGATAGGCCAATCAACGAAATTAGCAAGCTGTATACCGGCGCTAAAGCTCTGACCGGCGATGATGGCAAGATTGACCAGACAAAAGTAGACGACAAAGCATTGGCGGATGAAAAAGAATACTTTGATGAAGCCGCGTATTTAGCCGCGTACCCTGATGTTAAAAGAGAAATAGAAACAGGTAAGTCTGCATCAGGACAACCGTCACAATTTAAAACTGGCTACGAACATTACATAAAGTACGGTAAAGGTAGCACAACACACCTACCAAAATTTAAACCGGGTTACACACCACCAACCGCAAAAGCTAGCGGTGGTTTGATGGCTATGGCTAGTGGTGGCATAGCTGAGCAGTTTAATCTTGGTGGTTATTCTGATGGCGGTAGGCTTTTACGTGGCCCCGGTGATGGCGTGTCTGATTCTATCCCCGCAACAATTGGTAACAAGCGCCCCGCACGTTTGGCCGACGGTGAATTTGTAGTGCCTGCACGTATTGTGTCTGAGCTGGGTAACGGCTCCACTGAAGCCGGTGCTCGTAAGCTATACGCCATGATGGATCGTGTACAAAAAGCTCGCCGAGGAACAGTCGGCAAAGGTCGAGTGGCAAAGAATAGCCGCTCTGATAAATATCTTCCCGCATAAGGAGCCGACAAATGGCCGAACCAACACAAATAACGCAACAACAAATAGGTTTTGCACCTGAAGTAGCGCCCTATGCGCAGAGGTTGTTAGGCCGAGCAGAGTCTTTGTTTGACGAGGACTATCAGCAGTACCAACCCGAGCGGGTTGCGCAGTTTTCGCCTATGCAAATGCAATCGTATGAAAATGCTGCGATGATGCAAACTGCGCCTCAGATGAAGGACGCAACTGCTATGGCGGGTTCGGCGGGTCTCGGGGCGTTAAACACCAGCTACACGTACAACCCATACGTAAACCAGCAGTTTACAGGCGCTAATGTTCAGCAATACATGTCTCCGTATATGGACAACGTTGTTGCTCGCCAACAACAGGACGCTACTCGCCAAGCGGCTATTGCAGGACAAGCACAGCAAGCTAATGCGGCTCGTTCAGGTGCGTTTGGTGGAAGCGGTGATTACTTAATGCGTGGGCAAGCCGCAGGTAATTTGGCTCGTCAGCAGGGTGATATTTTTGCCCAAGGCCAACAACAAGCATTCCAAAATGCGCAAAACCAATTTAATACTGCACAGGGTCAAAACTTAGGCGCTGCTCAACTAAACGCCCAACAAGGTCAGTACGGTGCGGGTCTGGGTCTTCAAGGTCTTCAAACAGCGCTCACTGGCGCAAATGCGCTTGGTGCCTTGGGTGGTCAGCAGTATCAGCAGAACATGGGTATTAACGCACTGCAGAATCAGTACGGCTTGCAGCAGCAAGCGCAGATGCAAAAAGACTACGATACTAAGTATCAGGATTTCCTTAATGCACAAAACTACCCGTACAAGCAAATAGGTTTTATGTCGGACATTCTTCGTGGTGTACCACTGACTCAGACCGGCTCGGCTTTGTATCAAGCCCCTCCTTCTACAGCACAGAATATTACTGCTCTGGGTCTTGGCGCGGCTGGTATTAGTAAGCTTGCTGGTATGGCTAACGGCGGTGTGGCTATGTCTAATGGCGGCGGTCTTGGCGCACTTGCTTTGAACAACTTGGTCTAAGGAAATATCATGGCAATTGATATGGCATCTGTCTATGCCGCAAAGTATAGAAAAAACCCTAATGCGCTTCGTGCTGCGGTTATGGGCCAAAGCCCTGATGCAAGCCTAGACTCTTATACTGCGCTCAACGCACTGCGTTTGATTAAAGAAGCCGACATGATGGCTATGGCGGGTCAGGCACAACAGCCAACTTCGGCCCCTTCTATTGTTGCTCAAAACTTAGCCCCTCCCCCTATGATGCAAGGCCTAGGCGCAATGGTGCCCGGCGCAATGGGTCAAGCTCCTCAAGGTATGCCCCCACAACAACAAGCTCCAATGCCACAGCCCACTATGCAAGCAGCATCTGGCGGTTTGGCTGGTATGTATACACCCGAAGAAGACTTTGCCGAGGGCGGTATTATTGCGTTCAAAGATAGAGGATTAGTTCCCGCTTATGCAGGTAGTTCTGACGGCGCTGTTGCTTATCCAAGTAGTTCTGGCGACGCAGTTAGCGCTAATTCATTTGACGACTACATGGCAGCAGTAGCAGGAGGAGTGCCGAACCCAACAACAATAGGCAGAGCGCAGGAAGCACTTGAGAAATACATGGCGTTTGAGCCTACAGAAATGTCTGCTAAAGAACAAGAAGCTTTTCTTGATAGGTACATGGCGCGTGTAGAAAAGGCCGGTGGCCCAAATATCTATGCTCCCGCTAGAGCAGACACAGAAGCACGCAGGGCAGCTTTAGCTGGTGATAGAAGAACCGGCGAAGGTATGGCGCTACTTACTGCCGCTGGAAAAATTTTAAAGGGCCGCAGTTTAGCTGAAGGTGCAAGTGAAGCCCTACCCGCGTACGCTCAACAAATGGGTGAAATAAAACGCGCCGAGCAGCAAGAAAAACGCGCTATTGAGCAGATGAATTTTGCCCTTAATGATGCAGAACGTAAAGAACGCATGGGTAATCAAAGAGGGGCACAAACTGCTTTGGAGGCGGCTCGTAAATTCCAACAAGATGCTAATCGAGCCCATGGCGACAAACTTCGTTTTGCTGCAGATATTGCAGCGCGTACTGTTGGGTATAGCAAAGTTAATAAAGGCGCTGGTTCTGGTGATGCAAGTACTAAACTCCCGCAGGTTGATCGCGAAGCCGCTTTGATTACTAAACAAATTATTGCGCTGGAAGCAAAAGACCCTAATGACCCACAGATTGCTGTTTTGAGAAAACAAAGAGAAGGTTTGCTAGAAATTCTTGGTACGGGCAAAGAAGGCCCAACTGCGGCTACTAGAGCGGCGGCTACAATAACATCTAAAGAAAATACTGCCGCGCAAACCGCTCTTGCTGACTTTAAGTCAATTAGAAAATCTGCTTGGAAAAAATACGTTGAGGCTAATGGTGGTAATGAAAAAGCCGCTGAAGCAGCGTATAAGAGTGGCTGGATGACAAAAAATCCTAACGCTGGCTCTGATGATTTTGATCCCAATAAGGCGGTAGACTACATCCCAACCGCTGCTCCTGCTGCAACCTCTTCCGCTAAACCCGGGGCTGTATTAAACTACGATGCAAACGGTAAGCGAATCAATTAAAGGGGTTTTATGGCAATCGAGGCAAAACTCGCGGATGGAAGAGTTCTAAGGTTTCCCGACGGCACAAACCCAGACGTTATTGATTCTACCGTTCAAAGTTTAATTGCGGAAAGCAGACCAGCCCCCGCGCCAACGCCTGCTCCGGCTACCCCCGTAGTAGAAAAAATATCCGAGCAGCCTAAACGCGCCCCGTATAAAAATCGGGTTGAAATGCTTGACGATGCCGTCAACCTTCTTGAAGAGGGCGCTGACCAAGCAAAATTAAAGCAGTCTCTTCAAAGCATGGGTGTTAATTTTGAGGACGTAATTAAGCACGGGCAGCAACGGGGTAGTGACTACTTTAAACAGCAAGCACCAATGGCTGTACCTGCGCCGCCTCGCGCTAGGGCTGAACCTGCTGGTGAAATTAAAGCTACACCTGAAACTAAATTTACTGAATCCCCCGTAAAGTACGCCGCAGAAGCAACCGGCAATATGTTTAAGCGCGTAGACGCAAGTCTGGGTGATATTGCTACAAGCTACCTATTCCAAACTGGTGTAGCCGACGCTGATGCTGCGGGACGCTTACTAGCACGCAATGCAAAACAAAGAGCAGCCGCTGCCCCTTCCCAAGATATACGTGCGGGTATGGAAGCAATCGGTAACTCCAAAACCTACGGCGAAGCTATCTCCGCTCTGGCTTCTAACCCACGTGCAACGTTTACCATGTTGGTAGAGTCCGTGGCAGTATCGTTGCCCGGTATGATTCCTGCTTTAGTGCTCGGCCCCGCTGGAGTTGTAACTAGATCCGTTGCTGGAGGCTCTACATCAGGCGCTACTGAGTATGGCTCGGTTATGGCTGACGTCCTGCAGGACAAAGGCGTCAATATGTTGGATGCAAACGCAATATCTAAAGCGTTGTCCAACCCAAAAATTATTGCAGAGATGCGCGATAAAGCCGCTAAACGCGGTTTGATTATTGGTGTAATTGATGGCTTGTCTCTGGGCGTAGCTGGTAGGTTCTTAAAACCTGCGCAGGCTCTTATTGCTGAAGGTAAACTTGCTGGTACTGCGGCTAAAAAAGCTACGATGGCGGCATGGGGTAAAGAGCTGGCAACCCAAACGGCTGGCGGTGCTGGCGGTGAATTTATAGCACAAAAAGCCACAGGTGATGACAAACCCGCCGATGTGTTGCTTGAGGCTTTGGCCGGAGTCGTTACTGCTCCACTAGAAGCGCGTTCTAATTTACGTAACGCTAGGATGGCTGAGCAAGAAGCCGCAATCAACGCTGAACTTGCTGCGCAAAAAGAACCTGTAAATATGGACTTAGGTGAACTTGGGGAAGTGCGTCCAAGCGATGACTTAAAAGAGACACCTCCACCACCTCCACCCATACCAAAGACAACACCCGATGCAGTTCGTGAAGCTCGTGTTCAACAAGAATACGAACGATTGGTTGCATTAGGCACGCCTCCTGATACTGCTAAAAATATGGCAGCACGTAGAGTTGCCGATGCCATAAAAGCCGAAAATAAAACTGCGGCTATTAAGATACCCGAAAGTCGTGAAGAGCAGATTGCACAAGAACTGATTGCGGCTGGGGTTCCACCACAACAGGCAAAGCTTGACGCACAACAACTAGCCCAAGAGGAGGCACAAGCAGATGAGCTTGCAAAGGACGAAACAGGAGGAACAACAAATATTGTTGAACCTATCAGTACACCAAGTGGAGAGAGCGTTAGCGTGGCTGGACAGCCCAGTGCAGAGCCCCCCGCCGGAGGAGTTGGAGTCGCTAAGCCAAGTGGAGTGGTACCTACTGGACAGGATGTTGCAGGAGCTACTACTGGAGAAGGAACACAGCAGGCTGCATTAAAAGGGGGAGAGACTAAAACTAGCCTCCCTGTATTGTATGCGGGTGAGCAAGCATCATTAACAATTGTTCGAGATGCGTCTGGCAAAGTAATAGATACAACCGTACGAGTTATTGGCGACGACCTTAATTCATTAAATTTGGGTGCTCAAGGTGTTCAAACTAACGAACAAATATTAAAAAATTTAACGGATAGCATAGATGACTTAGAACTACTACCGCAAGTAACTAAAGAAACAAAGCCATCGCCATTTACCCTAACTCGTGGAGCAGTTACACCCGAAACAGTACGTGCGTTATCGGACGATCAGCTTGATACAGAACTTACTAATACTAGTCTTAGCGATGTTGAGTACGACCTTGTAAAGACAGAAATAACCCAACGCCAAAAAAAAGCAGCGCCAAAAGCTACACCAGAAAAAGCTACCACCCTGTACCACGGTACAAACACGCAGTACGACACTCTTGACCCAGAGAAAAGCGGGGGCATGGTATTCTTTGGTGAAGACTTATCTACTGCAGAGCGTTATGCGCAAAATGGTGGTGGTGGGCGTGCAAGACTCGATAACACACAGAAATACATTGTTGATCGTAACGGTGTTATTTATGGGCTTGACGGTGAGACGTGGAAAGCGGTCGGCGTTGCTCCTGAAGAGGGACTAATTAACCAAGACACAATTCAACCTCTTGATAAAGCGTACCCAAGTCTGAGCCAAGCCCAAGCAGAAGAGATGACCAATCCAGACAGCGGTACGGCTGGGGTTGTGCCTAAGACTTCGCGCATTATCACACAAGACTTTAGTGGGTTAAAGCTACTGGACATTTCTACTCCAGAAGGACGGGATGTAATTGCGGGCTTAACACCGACCACTAGAGTCGGCAGTGATCTTGTAGACGCGGCTAAATTTGACGCACGGGATAAGACTGACCCAGATAGCACCACTCAACTTAACAGTGGCTTTTGGGGGCTTACAAAATTTAGTTCTGCGTATGGTGACCAATTAAAGAAAGACATTATTGGCCCGCTTAAAGCTTTGGGGTACGATGGTATTAGGTTCAGTGACGACCAACACTCATCAGTCGGTTTGTTTGATACTGGGCTTGATAAAACTAAACCTTCCACAAAAACTAAAGGAGCCGACGTTGGCACTGAAACCTCTGAAACCATCGAAACAACGCAAGAAGGACAAGCGGCACCACCAGCCGGAGCAGTAGCCGGTAAAACTCGTGGTCGTCCAGCCGCACCCCCTGAAGTTAAGGAACAGAAGAAGTTAACCCGTAACGAACAAACTCGAATTAACAACGACGCTGAGTACAACCGAAAGAAGTTTGTTGCCCAACTTAACCAGACTTTAACGCCAGAGCAGATTGAAGAACTTAGCTTTGAAGAAGCTGAGCAAGCTGAGATTGACGCACGACAGTCTCGGCGCAGCGCGCTTCGTGGTTTGTTAGAACTACAGGGTAACCCTAACATTGCTCGTGGCAGCGCAATAGGCAAACGGATTAGCGCAGACATTAAAAACTCTAAGGCTACGGAAGCAGAGCTTGCTGACATTCGCCGGGGTATCAAAGCCGCTCAAGATGTTCTTTCTGGCCCCAAAGAAGATGTACTTGGCGCAGTCTCAGCCCCGGGTGTATCAGGTAAAACAGAATCTAAAGCTAGCAAGTCATCGGACGTTAAAGTAGCTAAAGCCGACACAGGGTTTAGCGGGCTGACTAACGGTTCACAAGCAATTGCGCACATCATTAAGACTGGTAATCTATTCCAACGGTTTGTAGCGCAGCGTATCCGTAACTTTGTAATTAACGTTAAGTTTGTGGTGGTTGAGAAGGGCGATTCAATACCAGCTCAGCTAAGCGGTGCGCGTGGTTTGTTTGTTTATACCCCGGGATCTAAAGAACGTACCATATACGTGCGTGGTAGTAGCTTCGGAGACCAACAAGGTATAAACGTTATAACAGTGTTGCACGAATTGCTACACGCAGCAACGGCTAGTCGTATTGACGCAGGTCTATTCAAAGGATTTAAAAACGCTAGCCTGCAGAAGTTTATGCGTGAGATGGAAAGCCTAATGAAGCGTACGCAAGAAGCGTATGAAGAAGGCGTGCTGTTTGGCGAACTATCCCCAGAAGTGCAGAAAATGATTGAGGGCACTACTGACCGCGACAGAACGGGCAAAGTATCTATTGGTGTGTTCTCCGATCCTCATGAGTTCTTGGCTTACGGCATGTCTAGCCCTGAGTTCCAGAAGTTCTTGATGAGCGTGCAAGGTAAACGTGGCACAGGCTTCTCTGGTTTTGTCGACAGCATCCGTGATTTGTTTGGTGTTAAGGCCGGAGATGCCACTGCGTTTACTGATCTAGTCGATATTACTGACAAAATGCTCGGCACAAGGCTGACCAAAGTTGATACAAAAGGTGGCGCACTCCCACAAAAGATTAACTACACCCCCCCTGAGTTTGATGAAGACGCGGATAAGGGCGAACAAAAAGAACTGCGCACCGCCAAAGAACTTACTAAGGCTCGCGTAAAGGCTGAGATTACATATCAACAATCTGCAGACTCTCAGAAAGTTAAGAACGCTGGGATGTTGCAAAAGCTTAGAGACCCAGAGAAGGCCAAGATACTGTTCAAGGGTGCTTGGAAGAAAATGAGTAGCAGCCAACGTGCAGTGGCGGTGCGACTCCCAACTTGGGACTTTTTGGCCGACTGGGTTAAAAACGATCTGCCACAAGTTCAACAAGCACTGGACTTGCACAATGACATGAAGGGTATGACCAAGGCACTTCTTGAGGCCGCAGAAGAACGCATCCGTGTAACACGTAATGCTTTTAAAGCCGACAAGACTTTGGAAGAGAAGCTAACCCAGATGATATACAAAACGACGGATGCTCAGTACGACCCGTCGGATACAACGCAAAAGGTGCGCGATAAGAAGTTTGATGCCGAGTACAAAGCACTTGGCGCAAAAGGTCAAGAGTTGTACAAAATGTGGCGCGACTACTACGTTGACATGGGTGATTTATTCATTGAGTTATTAGATGAGCAGGTACGTGGTATCTCTGGTTTAACCGATGAAGTTAAAAGCAATTTAGCCGCTGTTATTCGTCAGACGTACGAGACCAAAGATCGGATCAAACCTTTCTTCCCATTTGTGCGTGACGAAGGTGACTTCTGGTTGGCTGTCGGCAAATCAACCTCTCCCACTAGAGCGTTTTATATTTATGAATCCGCAACAGAACGTGACGAAGACGCCGCACGTATTGCCGGAGAGAAAAGACAATCCATTGAGGAGATGCGTGACTCAGGAGAGATGGAGTTAGGCGACGACCTTGATGCTTTGCGTAACACTGCCAAGGATTCTAGCCAACTGCTAACTTCTATCTTTAGAGCAATCGATGCTATTAAGCTTCCTGCTGGGGATACAGAAGGCACAACAAACGCCTACAAAGAAAATCTAAAAGACTCTGTGTACCAAGTGTTCTTGAACACAATGCCCGAGCAAAGCTTCCGTCTGATGTTCCGCCATCGTAAAGGCCGTGGTGGTTATAGAACCGACTTTATTCAGAATGTGGCTAAAACAGCCGCAAAAATGTCTGTGCAGTTGGCTCGCCTCAAATATGCGCAAAAGATGCGTAACGTTACTTCTGCCGCAAGGGATAGTATCGTAGGTAGAGAATACTTACTACCGTATGTAAAAGAGTTGGAGCGGCGTGTAGCAACTGTGTTGTCACCAAGACCACAGGACGTTTGGGATGCAGTTGCCGGAGTAGCTAACAGGGTTACGTACCTGTGGACACTTACTAGTGCGTCGACTGCGTTGATCCAGCCTATATCTATATATGTCTCTGCCCTGCCTATCTTGGCGGCTAACCATGGCTTCTCGCCTATTAGAACGGCAAAAGAACTTGGAAAAATGATAACGTACTTAAATCAGTACGGTGTTGTTAAAGAGAATGTAGACGGCACGCACCGCTACGTTGCCCCCAGTATTGCTAACGCTAAGAACTTACCCGCAGATGAGAAGCGGGCTATTCAAGCTATGACCCGCATGAATGTGGCGCAGTCTACCTACGTTGCACAGGTGTACGATTACTCTCAGACCCCTGTATCCGATTTAGAAAGTGTCAGAGGTAGGGGCAAGGAAGCCGCGTATCTTATAACTGGTGCATTAATGCACAACATGGAGCGCCTAACCCGTGAGGTGGTGTACCTAGCTTCGTATCGTTTGGGCAAACAGCGTGGACTGTCCGAAGCCGACGCAATTAAACAAGCCGCTGATGACACTCGTGAGGCGCTCGGCGACTATGAGACTACAAACAAACCACGTTGGATGCAACGTGGTGTGGGGCGTGTTGCGTTTGCAATGAAGATGTACCCCGTGGTTATGATTCAGCAATTAGTTGGTAACTTTTTAAAGATGCTTCCGTTCTTTAACAAAGAGGGTAAAAAAGAAGCGCTGGCTAAGTTTATTGGTATTTACATGACTGCTGGTTCTATAGCGGGTTTAGCGGGCATCCCTGCTTACTCCATATTAATTCACGGTATTGTGGCTGGGCTTAAAGACAAGGTAGATGAGGAAGACTTACCTGAAGAACTTAAAGACATGGATCCAGAGATGTGGCTCAGAGAAGTTTACATGCCGCAAAAGTTTGGTGAGTATTCAGTTGGTGGAGTACCCCTCGACGAATGGATTATGGACGGCCCTGTTAATGCTGTTACAGGTTGGAGCGTATCTTCAAGGATTGGTCTCAATGACATTTGGGCAAAGGAAGGTAAGTCTACTAAGAATGTTAAAGAAGCCGCAGCAGGTTTCTTGGCTGCGTATTTTGGTGGCCCCACTTTAAGCGTAGCAACTAGTATGGTTGACGCTGTTGAACAGTACATGCTTGGAGACTATGAAAAGGGCAACGAAAAGATGATGCCTAAACCAATTAGAGACTTCTTACTTGCGCAAAAATATGACGTTGAAGGTATCAAGTCGGCAACAGGTGTAGAGCTAGTTGCGCCTGAAAACGTTAAGACGTCTGAAAAAGTTGGCCAAATAATTGGTTTTGCCCCCGCGCTTACCGCTAGTGTTAAAGAAGCTGGTTTCAAAATGCTGTCTAAAGAACAGGACATCCTGAACGAACGTAACAAGATACTGCGCAAGTTAGATATTCAAAACCGTAAGGGTACGGACGAAGGTGATGCTAAGTTTGACAACATCATAGATAAAGACGTTGAACAGTTTAACAAGCAATACCCAGACTACTCGTTGAAGATCAAAGACATTAAGAAATCTTTGAAGACAAAAGACGAACAACGTCAAAAAGCGCCAGCCGGTGTAACCACAACTAAGAAGTTCTACGGTATAGGTGACGAAGCTATTAGCAACCTTGAGAAGAAGCTTGAGCGCAGGGAAAAAGAAATGGAAGAACGGCGCAAAGTAGAGTTGACTGGTATGGCCGAAAAAAATCCCCGGTGATTAGCCGGGGATAAGAGGAGAGTAGCAACTGACTCAGGAAAATCTCAGGGTTTAGTGTAGCTCAAACTCGCCACACACGCAAGCCCTTAATGCCTTCTTCTATAACTACTTTTGTAACAGTAGTCATCTTTAGCCGTTTACTTATTGCCGCAATTGTTTCCCGGGCGGCCTTCTCGTCAATGCAGGGTACAAAGAAAGAGTAGCCACGCCGAAATTTAGACCAATCAATTTGATACGTCACCGTCTCGATTTTCATCTGTAGCTACAAGGGCGTCCATCTGTAAGAACTCGGTGGCTGATGCGTCAAACTTCAACACCCGAACTGCGGGAGATACAACCTTCATGCCCTTGGACATTCGTTTGTTTACACCCTCTAAATAAATCTTAGCATTACCCAATTCTTTCAAGGTGGTCTTGTAATTGATTTGCTGTTTGACGCAGAAGTCTTTAAATTGTTTGGCCGCGATAAAGAGTTCTTTGGTATCTGGCTCGTAGCGTATGAGCAGCTCTCCACGGGGCTCAAGCATGGGCATAGACTGCAGATTACTACGAGCATCAACCTCACCATTTACAACTAAAGCATTAATAATGTGGGCGTTAACAAACTCACCAAGGATTGTTACGGGTGTTGAGTTAGGGGCTTGAATCTCAAACCGCATTTCACCAAGCATGCCCTTGAGCCAGTCGTACACAGCTTTCATGTCGTAGTTGTGCAGTTCCAATTGAGATGAAATCAAACCACCAGCTATGTTGCAAGCCGACACACCTGACCAGAAACGCTCCTTCTGATTAAACTGTACTTCCCTATCAAGCCGAGCCTGAATCTTACGCACCAAAGCTATTGCTTCTTCCAAGTTATTGACAAGCCACTGGATGTAGATTTCGCCCGCATGCCCAAAGTTTTCCCGAAGCTGATGGTCAAACATTTGCTTACCCTCTTGCACCTCAATGATGCCGTTGGGTTCAATCTTGTACTCAAGCAGACGCATGGACTCGCCATCGGGCGTATTCTTTGCCACACCTAACTTTTCATAGAAGCTGGCGTTTGCCGAGCACAAAGTCATACCCTGCCAGCTAGTGTTGTTAACACGCAACGTATTGGTCTGCCCGTTCATTTTGTTTTTGCCTCGGCCTTGGCTGATGCTGTACGCCAAGTCAGAGAACTCCATACCACTCAGGTTGGTAATCTCGTCGATCGTGTTAGGCAGATTGTTCATCACGCCAAGCTGGTGCATCTTTGCGTTGAACGTGTCCTTGTACATAGAGGTCAACCCCTTGGGTTCACCATACACACTGTTGCACATAAACAACGCTGTCGACTTACCTGAACCAGACTCAGGGTGAATCACGTTAATGATTGCACCTTCAAGACCTGTAAATTTCAACAGTGGTGAGCCAAATGCCGTGAGTGCGGCAAACGCATGGGGTTCAAGCCCCGGCCTAGCGTACATGTTGAACGCTTCTTTCCACTTCTCCATCGTGCCTTTGGCAATTAGCTTTGCGGCAATATCTTTTGTAACGCTTGACGGCGGGCTGTAAAACACTCCGTCTTTTGTAATCTCTCTATCACCGAGGATGAACTTGCTGTTCCCCTCTACCCAACCAAACTGAGTTCTCATGGTCTCTGCCTTTTTAATGTATTGCAAATTTTTAATAAAGAAAACAACATACCTTGCAAGCAATTCGTACTGTGACTTGTGGGCTACAACTCCGTTGTGCGCCAACTGTTTGCGCAACTCATCAGGTGAAGAAATACCCATCGTAGGGATGCTGAACTCTCGGACACCGTCATGCGGTAAGTGCAAACGAAACAAAGCTATCTCGCCAAGCTCAGGGTCACGCATGCGCTTGACCACGTACAAGTCATGCTCGTACACAAGTTTGGGCTCGGCTTCGTCATCTTCGTTCTCGGGGCGGATGTAGACACCACCCTTCTTGCCACGGAAGAACGGAAATGGGTACTCTGGTATATGCTGTATCTCAACCTCACCGTCTTTATCTTCAACGGCATATTCGTTATCTTCTGCGTCGGCTTGTTCAATCTCAACACCGAGCATGATGGGCGATTTAATTTTGCCTCTATGGGTGCAACCCTCGCAACCTTGCGGATTGAGTTTTGCAAATGTCGAGCAGTGATGTGGGCCACCTTTGCTACGTAGGTTATTAACTTTATTGTCAACTTCTACGGGGTCATAGCCTTCATGCTTGTTCGACAGTTTATGTGCGGCCTTGTCTCCATCTACGCAAAAAGCTGCAATAGAAAGAGCGGAGCGCCACAGTGGTTCTTCAATATCGTTTTGGTTTTCAAAGCAGTGGTTAAGTTGAGCGCACCCACCTTTACCCTTCATCATGATCGTCTTAAACCGTTTAACTTTGTTACCCATGAGTGCTTCCATCATCGGGCTCATTGAGCGCGGAATGAAATCGGGTACATCGTCCTTTGGTTCAGGCGCACCAAGCAAGTCTTTAACTTCTTGGTATGTCATGCGAGGTGTCAGTTCATTTAGTACTGTTACCTCTTTGGGCTCTTCCTGTTTGAAATTGAATGTGCCGGGGATGCGCAGGATACGTGAAGCCTCAAAGACTGAGGAGTCCACAATCAACCCTTGCTCAACGCACAACTCACGAAGCCGATTGGCTAGTGGCTCCCACTCTCGGCGAGACACTGTTTCTTCTAGTAGCCAGTACGCATGTATGCCGTAACCAGAACTTACTAGTATTGGCCTTGGTAAGCCGACCGCAATGCAGAACTTTTTGAACTCATCGAGTCCGGTTTGCTGATCGAGATAGCCTTTGATAATGCCTTTTTTGTCAGGTACACCTTTGGTTGGGCCACAGTCAATGTCCATCCACAGAGCACGGAAGTATTTAGCATTTTCATGAGTGCGGTTATCTAACGACCCATACTTGGCGCATCCAAAGAATACGTCAATCTTCCGTAAAACAAACCGCTGCGCTAACTCTTCAACCTCTTCCTTAGTATCTACAAAATTCTGGTCAGGATACTTACCAATCCCCATCACACAGTAGCGCCCTTCCGGTGGCAATACCGTATTTAGTAGATCGAAAGATGACATGTTTTACTTTATTTGGATGGTGGCTTGGGTATGAGTTATGTAATCGCTAATGGCTTCATCGTAGCTATGGTAGGGGACAGAATCCCCCTTAAACCAATTGTAGATAGTCATCCGAGTTACCCCGAAGACTCCTGCAACTTCGCTAACGCTGATGTTTGCGCGGATACAAACACGACCCAAGGCCACACCCAAAGACTTAATGCTTGCTTTTTTATTTGCGTACACCAAGCTTTGGCTGTAACCATAGGGCATATTAATCCTCGTCACTCCAAGCCTTCACCACAGAGTCAAGGTCTTTCTTAACTGTGGGCTTAGGGTCAGCTTTCTTTTCACGCTTAGTGGGTTCCTCAATAGGAGACTCAGCTTTAGGCGCGGCGGCTTTTGGTGCTTCCAACTTAGCGGCTTTACCCGCCATGTCAGCTTGGTATGGTGTCATAACGACCATCTTCAGCACGTCAGGCTTCTTAGCTACTTCACTAGTCACAGCGTACTCAGGTTGCTTGATGAAGCGCGTAGGCGTAAACAACACTGATTGATTGTCGTTCTCTTCATTGAAGCTGATCTGCGTAAGAACGTAGTCCAAGCTCTTGCCGTTGTTGGCTAAGTACTTAGAATAGTTTTCAAACGTATGCGCATTCTCGCCGTGTCCGTCACCGAACAAAGACTTGGATGCCAAGTTCATTTGATACACTTCGCCTTCAAGTGAAGTACCAAAGTCTTCTTCTAACACGAGCGCAATGCGACGTGAGTAGCGGCAAGCTTTTGAGTTACCCATACCTGAACCCTTGGTGTTTTGGGTGCAGTTATCGCAACGTTCAGCTTGTTTGTTCGATGAACCCTCATCAGGTGTACGACCATCATTAGAGAAGCAGTCGGGCGCAGTCGGCTCGGCATCGGGGCTCCATGCTTTTGCATAGAAGATACGACCCACGGCAGGGGAAGCGTTAACAATGATGGCGTTCAAGTTACCCTTGACCTTGCCCATCTCTTCACCGCCGACCGTCTTACGGAAGATTCCGTTTTTAGGCACGATGCGTTTAACGCCGGACTTGCCAGCAAGTTGTTTTGTAAGCTCGCTAACACCTGCGGTTTGCAGGAAGTCGGGGAGGTCTTGGTTGAGAATAGTGAGATCACTCATTTCATTTTTCCTTAGAACGTCTAACAACCACGGTATAAGCATTCTCCACATTGAGGCCAAGTGGTAGAACTGTGGGATTCTCAGATAAAAACTCCTTCATGTTTGTTTGATGAAGTCTCTTCTCTAACAGGCCAAATGCACCATGCTCCTCTATGAAGTCGTACATTGAATCCCAATCGTTCGTCCAGTACCGTGACTTTACCGAGCGAATGATTGTGCCGTGTGGGGTGCGAATGCTATCAGCATTCATCTCTTTGCATACATCGAGCATCTGTGCTTCTAACACTTCCATCTGCTCTTTGAGGTCGTTGTCTTCAGCTTCAAACATGCGCTTGTTGTCGGCACGTTTGTCTCTGATCTTGATATAGATTGTGGTCAACTTGTCCAAATCCATGGGGGTGACTCTATCCTTGACTTCTTCGTCCATCTGATTCTCCTAATGGTTGGGTGTGTGGCAATAGCAGTTCACATAAAGCAGTGTTTTTCAAAACATAGAAAGCAATTCCATAGCGGCGCTAACCCGCTACCCACTACTGCCACACAAATACAAGTGTACTCTAACTTTTTACATTGTCAAGAGTTTCCGAAGAAATTTCTTGCTTGTACAAATCAATTACTTTTTGGTGGTTGTCGATGTTGCCCTGAAGCATCGTGTACATCTTAGCCTCAATGGGGCTACCCTTGATGTGTACCACAGTCATGTTATTGACTTGCCCGGGGCGGTCGATACGTGCGTTGGCTTGCAAGTACGTCTCAACACTTGTACATGGAGCATACCAAACGATTGTGTTAGCGGCAGTTAGAGTTAACCCGTGTGAGGCCGCTTTCGGTTGAATGATTAATACTTTTGGTTCAGGTTGCTCTTGAAACTGCTTGACAATATCTGAGCGTTTGTTTACAGGAACCGAGCCGTTAATCACGTCGCATGTAATGTTGTGTTTCTGCAAATGTTTTTCAAGTAATTGAATGGTGTGCGTAAACGGAACGAACACAAGCACCTTGTGGCTTGACTCTTCAATTACTTCTTGCACCACGTTGAGCCTACTGCTCACATCAAACTCAACCACTTCGCCCGTATCCGTATACACCGCACCTCCAGCTATTTGCAGAAGTTTGTTAATTTGTACGGCAGCGTTGACGGCGGATACTTCTTCGCCAGCAGCCTCAATCAGCATCTGCTTCTTTAGTATGTTGTAGAACTTAATCTGCTGCGGTGTCAATGGTGCATCTCGCTCAACGAACGTAACAGGCGGCAAGTCGAGGCAGTCGGCTTTCTCAAACCGGATAGCGGGTTGAAACGCTTTGTGAACGATAAGCTGTGCAGTTGGCTTGGGTATCCACTTGTACATGGTAAGCTTCATCATCACTGTGTCTCGGAACTGACCAAAGAAAGGTGACACGCCCTTGGGGTTCACAAGCTTTGCCAATCCGTAAGCATCCACAGGCGACTGTGCGGCTGGCGTACCCGTCAACATCCATAGACCTTTGATAACTCTTGTTAGGTCTCGTAGGTCTTTCCAACGTTCAGTCTGCACATTCTTATAGGCTGACGCTTCGTCTACTACGATGAGGTCAAACCCACCCGCCATGATTTCTTTCTTGACGATGCCAACGCCATCGAAGTTAATGATGACGAACTCAGCGCCGAGATTCACAATATCCTTGCGCTTACGTGCGGCTCCATAAGCGACTGACACGGTACGGTGAATGGCAAACTTAAACAAGTCATTCTGCCAAGCCGACTTCATGATCGACAAAGGGCAGATCACTAATACACGCTTCACTAATCCAATGGTCATAAGATAGTCGACCGCCCAAATTACTGATGCTGTCTTACCTGTACCCTGCTCATTGAAGCAGAACGCCTTGCGGT